GGAAGCGATGACACGATCAAGGGGTTACTTGCATAGATGCAATAGAACTAAATAGAGAATTAAAGGCAGAACCCCAGAATTTAACAACGTGATAGTTAAGAGAAGTTATTACCACGGCTTATGGATTCCTTATTTGTTACCGGATCATTCACCTAATATTTATAATAAGCCCATGATCATATGATCTTAGTGATTATAAAGGGGAGCTAATACAAGAGAATAAGGTTAGCAAGATCCACGTTAGCGTGATCTCGATGTCAATTTAGGTCACACATCCACATCCACATCCTAGATCCAAATCCTGGATCTAGGATGTGGGTAGGGGGTTAGGAGACTAGATCCTTAGATCCTGACCCCATGCGCCCCCTCGCATGATAAGCCTACACAAAATGAACAGGTTACCTAAGGCGTTATAAAATAAGTAAGCTTTTAACGGGAACTAAAGGGAAGTAACGGGATCTAAATAGTTAACAGCATAGTCTTCTGTTATATTAAAAATCTCACCGTAACCCTCCCCGCCCTCCGAGAATGCCCTGTATTTCTGGAGATCCCTGATTAAAAGAGACTAGCGTAAAAACCCCGAAGAAAAGCCATTCTCAGAAATTTTATTAAAAATTAACTTGTAATATTAGAGATTAGAGTATATAGTTATGGTATATAGGAGATAAACAAATGACAGATGATAACAATACAGATTTACTAGTACCAGAAAATGCTCCGCCCGAAGGTCTTGCAGTAGCTGAGTCATATCTATCACATCAAGGAGATTCCCGAAAGGTTTGTACAGAACTAGGGTTAACTGCCGAGGTTGTGGAGAAGCAGCTAAAGAAACCAGAAGTAAGTGGATACATCAATAGAATGTTCAGCGAGTCTGGATTTAGAAATAGACATAGATTATTTGGTCTTTTAGATCAGGTAATTAATTTAAAATTAGATGAAATGCAGGAGTCAGGGTTAGGGTCAACCATGGATATTATGGACATACTTAAGTCTGCACATCAAATGAAGATGCAGGAAATGAAATTAGAAGTGGAAATGGTAAAAGCATCTAATGAAGCAGTGCCTACAACTCAGAATAACATACAAGTCAATAACAACATACCGGGCTCTAGTGATCCTGCATATATGGACGTATTAGACTTACTAACCACAGGTAAGAAGTAATGTACTGTAGCCGCGATTATGTTTCCACTACTGAAATAACCCAGTTTACACCTGAAGAGCGTTTCTTTAAATTACCTGTAGAACGCTTTTTAGAAAATGTTAAATCGGATACCGGAGCACCTATTATACCTAATGGTCCTCAGTTAGGTATCATTAATGCTGTAAATAACCCCTCAATAAGATTTGTAGTTGCATGTGTTAGTAGACGTGTAGGTAAATCCTTTGTTAGTTTTGCATTGGCGTTCTTGAAAGCTTTAGAGCCTAACCAAACTATACTTATAGTAGCACCTAACTACTCTTTAGCAAATATAGGTTGGACTGAGATTAAGAAGTACATAAAACAGTTTGGACTTACTACTGTTAAAGAGAACGCGAAAGATAGAGAAATAGAGCTATCAAATGGTACTCTAATAAAACTAGCCTCCGCAGCTAACGCTGACTCGGCAGTTGGTCGTTCTTATGACCTAATTGTATTTGATGAGGCTGCCTTAAGTGATGCCGGTGGTGTTGCCTTTGAAGTCGCTTTGCGACCTACTCTTGATAAGCCGCAGTCTAAAGCTATATTTATAAGTACCCCTCGCGGTTCTAACTGGTTTAAACGCTTCTATGAGCAAGGTAAATCTATGGAGGAGAGCTTAGAGAACTGGTGTGCTATACATGGTACGTATGAAGATAACCCTCGAGCTTCTGTACAGGATGTAGAACAGGCTCGATTAACTTCCTCAGATGCTTATTTTAGACAAGAGTATCTAGCAGACTTTTCAACCTTCGAAGGACAAGTATTTGAATCCTTTGACCGTAAACGCCACGTTGCTGACCTTAGTGAGATGGACTTTAGTGGAGATAAGTGGGAAAATATTCTGGGAGTGGATCACGGTTATCGAGACCCTACTGCAGGTGTTGTATTTTCTTATGATTCAGACGAGGATCACTTCTACTTACGTTGGGAATACCAGAAGACAGCATCATCAACAGCTCAGCATGCTTTAGTGTTTGGACCTGTTATGGAAGACTACGATATAGACTTCTGCTTCATAGATGCAGCGGCTGCCCAGTTCAGGGCCGATTTAGCCTATGAGTATGATATTTCAAGTAACCCAGCTAAAAAGTCTGTAAACGATGGTCTGGATTACATCTGTATGCTATTAGACAGGGATATGCTAACAGTTGATGTACGGTGTGAATTGGCAATTGCGGCCTTTGTAAACTATCGCTGGGATACCCGTGAAGGTTTATTAAAGGAACGACCTGTACACAATGAGTATAGTCACATAGCCGATGCTATACGGTATGCTCTTTATACTTTTACAAACTAGACTTGACATTTAGTTAATGTTGGAGTAGGGTATGTGTTATTAAATAAATATATAAAATCAATGGAGATACAATAATGATCGAGACAGATACTTTTTTAGGTGAGATCGGTAATGGTTCTAGTATACTAACTACAGGAGCCCCATTTTCGTTAGAGAGTACATGCTCTTTAACATTTTACTCAGATGAGTACATTACACCTGTAGCCCCTACTGGAGGTACAGTACTTGTTACTGCATCTGATGACGGATTTAACTATGGTAGTGTTAGTAATGGTACTATCGAGTTTCCCTCAGATGCTTACGGACGCCCTAATTTCTATGGCTATGTTACTCACGTAAAGGCCAAGTTAACTGATATTACTGGGGCTACACACTTTAGATTGCGTGTACATAACCTTAAAAATAAATAAGGAGATTCTATGAGTGATTTTCTAAGTAGAGTAATACAGAATACAGAAGGGTTTGAAGTACCTTACGGGTTCCCTGAAGTTACGGAAACCTCTTTTTCTACTAGGCGTTTCGCTAGTGGTGTGTGGTCACCTTTATCTTTATTTAAGAGTGGTGAGCAGGGAGCATGGTACGACCCGTCTGACATCTCAACACTGTTTCAGGATTCGGCAGGCACTATCCCAGTTACTGCGGATGGCGACCCTGTTGGTTTGATGCTAGATAAATCTGGCAACATCAACAACGGGACTCAACCAGTATCAGTAGCTAGGTCTGTATTTAACACATTGCCTAGCAGATTAACTATTGATAAAGTTGATGATGCTATTGTTGTAAATGTCCCAGTCGGAGGTTGGATCGGCTCAATGGTAATTGCTACAAGTGACGGCACAGCAAGTTATGGAGTTGATTTGCCGGCTGGAGACTATGAAATTGGTGGTAATTACTTTTCAAGCAACACGATTAATGGTGTGTTGCTGAGAGAAGGTGTAGTGGATGCAAATGACCTAGCTAAGACAGAGTGTTATTTTGTAGGAAAAGGGGCTAAGGCCAGCTATGGTGATGCCACTAATTTTAATGCTGCTTGGTATAGAAACAACCTAACAAGCTTTCCACTGCTTGATGTGAGCAGCGGTGTTGATTTTAGGTCTGCTTGGAACGACAACAATCTAACAAGCTTTCCACTGCTTGATGTGAGTAATGGCACTAACTTTAGGTCTGCTTGGCAAAGTAACAACCTAACTAGCTTTCCGCTGCTTGATGTGAGTAATGGCACTAACTTTAGGTCTGCTTGGAACGACAACAATCTAACAAGCTTTCCACTGCTTGATGTGAGTAATGGCACTAACTTTAGGTCTGCTTGGCTCGGTAACAACCTAACAAGCTTTCCACTGCTTGATGTGAGCAGCGGTGTTGATTTTAGGTATGCTTGGAACGACAACCCCCTTGTTGATTTTCCTGCTAATATGTTTGATAACTGTTTAGCTGCTAATTTCGACTCATGCTTCAGCAATACTGACTTATCGGAGTCGAGTATAGATGCAATACTAACGAGCATAAACAGTAACGGCACAAGCAACGGTACATTTGACCAGTCGGGAGGGTCGGCCCCAAGCGCAGCGGGTGAATCGGCTATATCATCTATGCGTAGCCGAGGATGGGTAGTTACAGTTACAGGAGGTTACTAAAATGACGACTGAATATACACAACGAGCAACTATCGCCGCTCCTAAGCATCTAATGCATGAGGCTAATCAATTAGCGTTAGCCCTAGGAGAGTCTATTGCTGATGATAAGACTTTTACAACAGCAAGCTATCAAGACACAGAAGGAAACTTATACGCTGTAGCGTCAACTGTTGCTAAACCCATATTTGCAGAGATGGCGGGGCAGCCTTTGAAATCGCCTAACTACTCACCTGATATGGATTTAGAGGCAGCTACGCGCGCACAGCAGTTGTTACAAATTAATAATGG